TTAGCTCTTCCTCTGTCCATTTATCTGGTGCTGTAAACGATAGCCACGAAGCACTTGTATGCATTTCATCAGGTGGTAAATGTATAGGTCCTGAGCCAATATTGTCATGTGTGCCGAAGCGTATTTTAATTAATTTCAGTAAAACAATATAAAAATACAGCTATATCTCCATCTTAATAGTTAGCTCGATTAATAGCTCACGGCAACGAATTTGCTCTCACGTATATAGTATATGTGTATTAGGCGTATTAGGTATATGTTATATACGTTATATACACCTATATTATATAAATACACTCAATAGATAATATTTGTTTACTTTGTTTACTTATATATGGTAATCCTTTGACCGCAAGGGTTTTAACCTCACAGAAACGGCAACAATCATTGTTTACCCTTGTTGCCTTTGTTTACCCACTTTAACGATTTAAAGCACTATCATTTGTTGCCTTTTTGGGCTTTGTTGCCCCTCTTTTCTGTACTTTGTTTACCCTAACATCTGTAAAAAAGATGTGATATTAGCGATATCGTACCCAGAATATACAATTTGTACTAATGAGTATTTTAGCAATAATGTTAAAATTATACTGACACTTTCTAGTATTTTTGATATAGTTTTATAGAAAATACATATTGAAGGAGAGTTACTGAAATGAAGAAATTTTTCAAAATTGGATGCGGAGCAATAATTGCATTAATCATTCTTGGAGCAATTATAGGTGCGCTCGGTGGCGGTGATGATTCATCGAAGGATAAAGAGAGTGAAAAACAGCCGGTTTCCACAGAAGTTGAAAAGAAAGATGAAACAAAGCCTGTTGAAAAAGAAAAAGAAGAAAAAGAACAAGCTGTTGGAATTGGTACTGCTTTAGAAGTAGGAGATGCAGTATTTACACTAAACGGAGTTGAATTAGCAGACCAGGTAGGACCTTCTGTATTACCTACAAAAGCAAGTGGAAAATACATCGTACTAGATGTCACTTACAAAAATAATGGGAACAAAGCTGTAACAATCGACTCTAGTTTCTTTAAATTAAAACGTGGCGAAAAAACATATGAAGCTGATAGCGTTGCGAGTATGTCCGCTAACCAAGGTGAAGATGGTAATATTCAAAATAGCTTCTTCTTACAAGAAGTAAACCCGGATATGGAGATTAAGGGTAAAGTTGTGTTTGATCTTGCACCTGAAGTTGCTGAGTCAACTGATTTACAGTTACAAGTGCAAACAGGTATCTGGGGAACTGAAACAGGCATGATAAACTTAAAATAAACACAAAAAAGCCCGGGCTCAAAAATAATTGAGTACCCGGGCTTCGTTGTTAAGCGTTACGTTGTGCAATGATGATTTTCAAACCTTCGTAATCGCCACCAGTCAGTGTACCAGCATCAAATTTATCTAGGTGTGACTTATCAATAAGCTTTTTATCTACTGCTTGTTTGAGGAAGTCACGGACAGCTGCTTTTGTTGTTGGGTTTGTGAATTTCATAATGTCATCATCCTTTTCAATTAAATCATTTTTGTCATTCATTGCATTTTCAATTCGCTTCAAGAAACTATCCCACCGATTTTCTGCTAAAATACGATGTGGACAATATTTACCGTTCCAGTCTTGATGTTTTTTCACTCTCTCAATGCCCCAACCAAACTGCTTTAATAGCTTTGCAATGTATTGAACAGCGTTTTCCTCTGCAACTCCATATCGAACATCACCACTTTTGCTGTAACAGATTTCAATACCAATAGAAAGGCGATTACCTTTCTTATGGGCGTTAGGATCGGTACTTCCTCCACCATCCCCACAATGCCAAGCACTACGGTTAAAAGGAATAGCTTGAATAACTTCTTTATCATCTATTGCTACATGAAATGATACCTGACTGTTATTATTAATCATGTAATAAATTTCGTTAGTTGCTGGTGCATCATTGGCCGTGTTGTGTACTGTGATATATTGAGGCACCATAATATATGGCGCCTTGATTAAAAATTTACTTGCTGGTAACAAGTTTTGTTTGAAAGTGTAAGCCATTATTCATCATCCTTTGGTTTTTCATATTTTAATGCTTGTACACTATCACTTACATCTCTTGTTGTAGGGTCTATGACTATACCTAACAAAATCAAAATGCTTAAAATGGTATTAAAAATAGCAGTGGCTTGTTCGCCAACTGCTTCAGGTAAATTGTATCCAAATGCTGCTGTTACTTGTTGAACGAGCAATAACAAAAACGCGAATAATGAAACTAAAAATGGTTTGTGTTTTAAACGTACCTTCCAGTTGATTTTCATGTTGTTTACCCTCCAAAAATTGAATTTTGTAATGCGATAAATACAATACCGACAACTCCACTTATTGCTGCAGCTAAAAAATATCCCTTAATTTTGTCGCTGTTCTTCTCCATTTTCTCAACAGATTTTTCAATTTGTTTTACGCTTGAAGCAGTATCATAAACAATTGGTTTTACTGCATTCATATCCTTTTCAAGTTCAACAATTCGTCTCTCATGGTCTGCGATAGATACAGCTTGTTGAAACTCACTCATTCGTTCACTCAATACCATCACCCACTTATTAAAAATAACACTGCTCGGTACAGTGCATTGCTCAGCCTTGTTGTATAAAGAACCTCCAAATAAGAAAGGCTTATTCCCAAACTTCTAGTATTTCTACTCACCAAACTCGACAAAGTGCGCCTTTTAGATTTTCAAGGATATAAGTATCCAAGTTACATTCAGAGACAACTAGCTCATAACTTTCACCGAAACGGTAATAAATATCGCCCTTCTGTATTTCTGTGCCATACATATCTTCAGTAGGATGATTTACATTTGTTCTCAAGATGTTTCCTCCTTTCAAAATTCCTAGCTCTAGGGGATTTAGACAATAAAAATAACGCTAAGCTATGCTTGCGTTTCTGCTTCTTCAGTATCAAGGTTTTCATCAATCTCAGCATACTGGTAATATGATCGATTAATTAATATTTCTTCATTCACCAATGCAAATGCTTTTTTGTTAACATCATTAGTTAATGTATCTAGCATTACATCTGACTTGGCTTCAGTGTATAGAAGGGTTTCTCCAACTTTTATTGTTACTTTTCGTGTTTCAGTCTTTGTTAGTGCCTCTTCTTTGGCAACTGCAACAACCAGATGCTTTGTCATACTCTTTCTGCCGATTCTTGCAGCTATTGTCTGGTTTTGATTATAAATTGTTGCTACAGTATTTAAATTTACCCCTTGTGTTAAAACCTTACTACCATCCATCATTACAATAATATAATTGTCCATTTTGTTAATCTCCTTTTATGATAATTTCACTGAGCCAACCGTTCTTCCATTTTCTTTCACAATGAGAAAACCACCTGAATAAGAAATACCCATCCCTGGTGATTCGGAACGTACAAGTCCTATTAGATTAGTTGTATACGGAACGTTTAATGTACCATAAATAGTGTTATAACCATTTATCTCATTGCTAGTTCCATTCAATCTAACGTTAGGCGAGGATAGCTCTAAATAACTGCCATTGTAGGTAATGTTTGAACCACTACCGAATTGGACTGATTTAGTTCCCCAGCCATCTGCACCAAGCGTCAGGTTGTTACCGATTATAGCATCTCTATTTACTCGAATATCTGTAGATCCTTCAATACTACCATTCACCATTACAGCACCATTCATATTGATCTTTTGAGCATTGATTGTGACTGAATAAGGATCCTGATTAATCATACTTATTATTGTTGAGCCAGTATAATCTGTGTAAGATACCTTTGATGTAATTTGGTTACTCATCTGTGTAATGCTTGACTGGGCGCTACTCATTTGAGTATTTAGGCCACCAATTTGAGTACTATGAGAAGTAACAGTGGATTGGATACCACTGGCCGTAATTTCTAAACGTGAAACATCTTCTTTAACTGAATTAATGCCACCGTTTATTGTTGTCACTTCTGACCTTACTTCTGCTCTTATTTGAGCAGCTGTTTGAGAAATAGACGAGCTCAGACGCGTTTCCATACTTCCCATGTCTGTATTGATATTCGTTACATGTTGCGTCATTTCGGTTCGTAATTCTCGCGCTGTAAGACTTACCATAGCTGTATATTCTGTGGTAATATTTTTTTCTAATTCAGTGACTGTTTCAGATAACTCCCAACGGGACTCGCGCTGGATAATTTCTTTGGTCTGATCAATATTCTCGTTGACATTATCTTCAGTATCTTTGATTTGATCTTGTAGAATCTCTTCAGCTGTTTTAAATACATAGTTTCCTACGTTTACGCTTGTAGCAACAAATTCCTCACCGTTCCATTCTTCACGAACCTTCAATATTCGTGTAGTTATGGATAGGTCATCCATAGGCTCGTAGATCGTGTGAATGGTTTCCCCTAACTCATGCGTCTCACCTAATTGAGCAATGTCCAACTCGTACGAAATATCAATATCCTGAAACTTAGCTTTTGCACGCTCATACGCTTCCTCATACGTTTTAATGCGCTCATCGTTGATGATGTCACCATAAATAGCCCGATCATAATTACCGGCCGTTGCCGATTCAAAGGTCGCTGTTTGCTGCAGATCTTCACCGTAATTGACGATGATATGAGTTGCTAGATTTGTAGAGATAGAATCCTTAGTTAGATTTCTTAGGTTATAAGCATATCGATACTGTTGACCATAATCTTCACTCAATGATTTTCTAATCACGAACACTCGACCTGGCATTAGACCGAATTCAACCTGTAATCTGTTGCATAAATCCCTAAACAGTTTCCAGACATTACTACGCCCAAAATCCTTTAACTCAATGCTTGATTCAACACCTGCAGCAACAAAATTAAAGGTCCATCCTGTACCTGCCAACAAGGCACTGAACACTTCATTTGGTGTATAGGTACCTGTCAATCTCTCATTAAAAGGCGTCCCAGCAAGATCCATAACAATGTGTAAGGCACTAAAGTTTTTGTAATTTGTTTTATTACTCAACTTTTTAATACGGTACTCATGGTCATTAACAATTACAATTGCTTCTTCTTGTAGATATGGATAAGCAGGATTGTTTGCCCTGTTCACAACAACCATATTCAGCTCATGAGCATTACTGATTTCTTGATCAATACGGCCTGATTGAATATGGTTGATTGGATATTCAATACCTTTATGTTTTACTAACGGCATGACTGATCACCAACTAACGTAATTTTTGTTTTACCCAGCTGCATAGTGATTTTCATAATCTCACTTCCTTTCAAGCAAAAGAAAAAGCATCCTCAAAAAAGAGGACACTCAATAAATATTCAATATTAATCTTTTTATGGCTTATTGAGTAATATAAAATTAATATCTTACTTTTCCTGTAACTAAGTGTTCATTCCCTAAATATTTTACTGTGAAATACTCTGGGTTAAATCTATCATCATCTTCATTCTTAGGAACATAATCTCTATTTTCATTTTGTATCCACGCTGTTACAGCAGATAAGCTATCATGGGTTTCTATTATAATTTCTTTACCCTTATAACGAATTAAATATTTTCCATACATAATAGATCCTACTCCCTTTAATTTACTTAATTCAACAAAAGAAAATATTTCACTTCTTTGTTAGACATTAAAGTGGCACTTAATATTTTCTTTTTTTAGATGCTAATCAATTTGTTGTAAAAAAGTATTATCATCACAAAGACAAACAGGAAAAGTAAAACCAATGCCCCTGGTTTTAATAACTTGTCTTTTTGACTTTCCTTTTCAGAATAAGATGTGGCAACTACATAATCTTTAAATCTATAACAAAACCAAACACTACTTCCAAAGAATGCAAGTAAAGCTAAAGTGGCACCGACAAAATAAAAGCTTAAAAGGATTTGCATATATTTCCTCCCTTCATCATAATCTACCAATATTCTACAAAAAGAACATAAGTTCTGACAAGGAAATGGCCCAACTTTTTATTCTCTTAAGTTGTTTTTTGTCTGTTTTTCACAACTTTACTTATAAAATTGCAGACATGCTATTTCTTTTTTTTATTAAAAAACGCTACTCGGTGTGAGTAGCGCTTACTGAACAATATGGAACGATTAAACACCTTCAGTATTTTCAATTTGCTCGATATCTGCTCTAAAAGCATAAATTTGGGCAAGTACAAGGTTTCCATTTTCTTCAGATAGTTTATAGCTGTTTAAAACTTCTTGTATATCCGTTTCGCCTCTTGTGTAACGTGTAATACATGCGTTTGCAATAATTCTAACTTTGTAATCAGCTAATATCATCTCTACTAACTCCTTTTTTAAAGTACGATTAATTCTGCAAGCATTAGTTCTAAATCTGCTATACGTTGGCTCATTTTATCCACATACACATACTGGTCTTTTATATCAACGACCTCTGGAACTTCATCACCAACTATATAGGAATTTCCTGCTGCATCCTTCATTGAGTAAACTCGATGTGTATGATTTCCAATCTCCTCACCGTCATCATTTAGGATTTTTTCCACAACAATCTCCATATCAAGCGTGAGATTTTCTGTGATGATTACGCCAATTTCTTCATCTTTCCATCCTTCTACATAACCTCCATCAAATTCCAATCTGTTGCCATCTAACATTACAATATTGTCGTAAAAATCATGGATAGTGTTACTTTCTTTAAGGTATAAAATTGCTACTGCCATAGGTTAGCCTCCTTCTTTATAAAATCTGACCACCATTGAGGGCTCGTGTTGGTGTCGTACCTGTGATTGACGATGCCCGTCTTCTACATATTGATAATTCTACATCGATTCCAATTTTGTTACCCGAACCAGACACTGTATCTAGTACAACATTTGATCCATTATCTAGCTTGATTCCAGCACCAGATGTCTTGCTACTGTAAGTAGACATAGAAATCATACCAGATGATGCCAAGCAGTAGACCCCGTGACCATCCGTTCCATATGGGCTGTTGACATTTTGTATAGAAAAATTATTTACACTTCGTAAATCAAGACCCATTACGGCATTGAAGTCCCTTAATTGTAGATTGTCAATATGAGAGAACATAACCCAGTCTATCACTGTAGTTGCCCCAGCGCCTCTTACAGTAAGAAGCCCACCTCTATAATTAGAGAGGTTAAGGGTCGAATACGTACCTGCGGCTAGTGTTAGAGTCGTTTCATATCCTGACAATCTAGGTAATTTCCCCAGTGCATACCCTAAGGTCTTATATGCATTGGCTCCATTTGACCATCCTTTACCGTCTTCGTCTAAGCCATTTACTGGATCGACATAGATGTTGTATAGATTATCAGTTACCCTAGTCCATGGATTCCAGTTACCGTTGGCGAATCCTTGTCTGAACCATGTAACTTCTGGTTTGTTTGAAGAACGGGCGAATTGAGTGACCGAGCCTTCATTATATCCACTCCATGCTATTACTTCTACTAGATATGAGGCTGGTCCTGTTGGCGGTAGATTTTTTGCTCCCCACGATTGTGATCCGTTGTACCACCCAGATTTTCTTAGTAAATTATAGTCACCGTTGTATTCGATTGCCTTTCCATTGACTGTCATTTGTGAATCAGCTATTTCTTCCAATGCTGTTTGTAGCCCATCAATGTTTCCAATCTTATGGGCGTTGATATTACTTTCAGCCAAATGTTCAGTAACTTCCGTTTTATTGTCAGTGACCGTTTGCTTGATATTTGTTATTTCTTGATTAACTTCGGTTAGGTCAGCGTCCTTACCTGGTAGCCCCTGTGGTCCTTCAGGTCCAGGAGGTCCAGTTTCACCTTTCAATGATTCAAGCCATTCCTCCATGGTTCCCACAAAACCATTTTGCATAGCGAGGTCATATGCTGACTTCCCTTCTGGACCCTGAATAGGACCGACATTCTTCCAGTTATTTAGATTAGCTTGCCATACATAGAGGTCGCCACCAATCATGTATGCATCACCGGGAGAACCAGTTTGCGGAAGTTCTGCTTCACTAGCTAAACTGCCAATTATATTAACCCCTGTGCCATCCTTACCGTCTTTACCTGGTAATCCTTGAGGCCCTGTTGCTCCTGTAGCACCCTTTTCAGCAAATAAGGACCAATATGTGTTTGATTGAGTTGGCAAGGTTGGTGGTGCCTTGTCTATGTTATCTTGTAAAGCTATGAAAGTTGATCCATTATACGTGGCCATATTATTCTTAAAATACTGAGTAGTATTATTCCAGATTCCTCGATGAACTGTATTATTGATCAGTGATTGCATATTAGAAATAGCTGTTTTAGCCTGTGCTGTTGCATCTAAGGCTCCTTGTTTTGCTGCATTGGCTCCTTCAGCAGAAGTATCAGCATTTTCTATAGCTTGATTTACTTCTAAGAGTTTATCAGCAACCTTATCAAGTGCTATTTGTAATGCGGTATTATTTTTAGCTATTGCATCCTGTGTAGCTGTGTTGTTTGCATCAATGGCTTCTTGTACAGTTGTATCAACTTGAGCGATATAATTTTGTAAATCTGTTTCAGCATTCGCTATCGCTTGTTCAAGCCGTGCAATCAGTTCATCAACTTCATGACCGCCTGCTAGCGCTTTAATTTGCAACTGCACATGGTCAAAATAAGCCATGATACGTGTCCAGTTATCATTTAGTCGATTACGCCCTTCGCGATCAATAGGTGAGAGCGTTTCATTTAAAGGGTATTTTTCTGACACCTTTGATTACCTCCTTTACTTAAAATAAAAAGGAAAATCAAAACTGATTGAAGTGATGGTGCCACCACTAATCGAGAATTGATTATCCCCTCTTTTTAGCGATATTAATTTTTTATTAGTTTGACCTGTAACTTGTTGGCCGTTTTTCAAATAGCTCACACCATCGAGTACAAATGTGTCGTATTCAGAAAGAGCTCCATTGTATCGAAATACATCTCCTGTTGTAAGGTTCTCTATTTGTACGTAACTAGCAAATGAACCTTTTAACGCGATTCTAAATGGCATATAACGTGGATTGATTGTAACTTGACCATAATTCTTTACCATAAAATTGTTACTTACAAAAGTAAACTGTGGTGAATCATCATCCCAATCAAAGCCTAATCCCCAAGCAATTTGATCTAAGTCCCACTCTTTATTAAGTAGCTCCATCGATGTAAAGGGCGTTTCACCATAAGGTAAATCACTTGTCTCAAACTCAATAACTCGCTTACCTTTTAGCCCTTTCCACTCGATAGCATCGTTATTAATACGTTCTACTTTCCATCGCTTGTACATCATTGGCGTCCACTCAACAGCATCTAATGCGCCAGTAAACGATGATTGCCCTGGCATTTCAAAACCATAACTATTCGTCATTAATTGCTGGTAAATATAGAATTCTTCATCTCCATCAAGAATGTCAGCCAGTTGATCCATTAAAAGATCTGTATCTGTAATGTCTTTGGCTTGCAGTATCATCGTTAACTGTAGCTTTCGCACACCATGATAACGTTCCGTTCTATTTCTACCTGGCCGACCTTTAATGTTCTCTGAATTATAGACAATATCAATTGGTGCAACTTTCAAGATAGGAACGCCATAATCGGTTAAATTATGACGTACACCATCCATTGTCTCTAAAATAGCCATTATGACATCATCCTTTCTTGAATGTTTTTAATTGAAGATTTGTAGCACTACGATCATCTAACCAATACTCAACTTCTTCACCGTTCCATTCTTGGTGAATAATCACGTCGATTGGCTGTTGCTCATAATCAATATCTTGTACTAAATCTTGATTAATGTATTGTGATGTATCGCTTATAAAATTGTTGCCTGAAAAGGCTGTTTGCAATGATCCATTTTGTAACCAAGATGCTAAAGAAGCACCTGCGCTTTCCGTAGCACTTTGCATTCGAGCTATTCCATCAATGGCTCCTTGTGCAAAATTCACTCCGATAAAACGATCTGCCCAGCGACTAGGACTGTGTATATCTAACTCTGTTTGAAGTGTATTTTTCAGGCTATTTGCCATGGATTTAGCAGTTGATTTCAACTTACCATCCATCGATTTTAGGCCGTTAATAAGACCTTGAATAGCTTGTACTCCTATGTCAGGTAACGAGGCAGACATAAGATTAAATTCATCTTCTGCACCATAGCGTAATTCCCTAACTTGCTTTTCGAACGTCTTTTGAAGCTTTTTCAGTTCTTCTTCAGAGTTGGCATTTAACTTCGCTACTTCTTCCTCCATAGAGAGTCGTGCTGATTCTAGCTCTTTGGTTGCTTGCTTTTTAGCAAGTTCCGTTTTCGTTTGCCATAACATTTGATACTCATTTAACTCACTAGCTGTCATTCTTGTTAGTGCCGCAATTTCAGCTGCAGATTTCGCACCCATTTGTTGCAGTTCACCAATTAATGCCGCATCAAGACCTCTAGCTTCAAGCTCAAACAAATCGTTCATCCATCCGCGCATTGTATCAACTTGACCACGTAAATTACCCAATAGATCAACATCAGTCATGTCAGTAAGTGAAACTTTATCGAAAAGGCCCCAAGTATTTTTCAATGTTTCAACCCTTGCATCATACGTTTGTTGCCATTCGTCACGTAATCGCTTTTCTTCATTTACTAGATTATCGTAGACAGTTTGAACTTTGGATAAGTAGTCATCAGATAAAGACTTCATGCGATCATACAACTCTTTTTTCGCATCATAAATCTTTTCTTCATAAGCAATTTGCTGTTCACTACCTAAGGCATATTGTTTCATATACTGCTCATATGCTTGGATTCTATCTGTAAATGAGAGAGCGTTATACTTAGTAGCTTCATCGATAAACTTGATTTCGCGATCATACTGCTCTTTTAGCACTTGTTGATAAGCACCTTGGGCATTTTCTAACGCTTTCCGTTTAGCAGCTGTACCATCTTTCAGATGCTTCGCAACATCTTCCCAGTAAACTTTTTCATAGGTAGCACTAATGTTGTACCATTTCTTCTGATCACTAAGCAGTTTTTCAAACTCATCGTATCGAGTAGCTGCATGCGCTTTGGCATACTTCTTACTAATGTCATTTATTTGTTTTAACAGACCTTCGGATGCTTTAACGGTACTGCTGAAATCTGGAACAATCGCATTGGCCATTTCTTGGGTTGCAGATTTTGCAATGTTGATATTATCAAGGATACCTTTCGCAACACCTGCTGGAATCCACTTAGCAATCGCGGCCATGACTCTTGAAGGAGAGTGGATACCAAGTTTTTTCTTCAACCAATCAGGAATTAAATCAGCAATTCCTGCGGCTGCCTTTTTCACACTATCCCACATTGAAGTAATACCTTTAATCAAGCCGTTTACAATATCAACTCCCACTTGCCAAACAGAGTCAATAATGGAAGAGAAGGTTTCAACAATTGTTGATCCAATCGATGCAGCTGTTTCAAGTATGATATCCCAGGCTTTTTCCCAATCGCCTTGCAAGATTGCCATACCAGCCTCTTGAATTCCGATAATTAAATCGATTCCTGCCTCTATAATGCCAGAGATTATGGACCACGCAATTTTAAATGCCCCAGAAATTAATGCCCAACCAACACTTATCGTTGTCAACGCCATATCCATCATTAATGATAGCCCTGTAGTGACAAAAATACCTATGGCAGAAACAACTTCCATGATTTGATCGCCGTGTTCTTCCCAAAACTTTTTGAGTTTATCAAGTTGTTTTTTACCGAAGTCCACAATGGTTGTAAAAGCCTCTGAGACATCTTTAGCGATTTTTCCGTATACTTCTTTAGTTCGAGTAGCTATTTTATTCCAGGCTTCATTAACAAAGTCACGGAACCACTCTACTTTGTTATAGGCGACAACTAAAATTGCAACAAATGCAACTATTGCAGCTACTACCAAACCAACAGGAGTAACTAACCACTGCATTACTTTCCACAATTTAGTAAGGACATCCCAAACAGGTTCTACTACACCTTTGACTTTACCAATCACATCTGAAAAATCTTTAATACTTGGAAGAATTCGAAGTACTGCTCCAGCTAAGTTACCAAAGATTGATACAACAGAAATAACAACAGGTACTAAAGCAGAAATGACTCCAAGCACAACAGGTAATGCTGCTATCAACATAGCTGCTGTTTCGTTTGTTTGTAATAAGTTATTAAACCATTCTAAAAAGGCATTGGCCACATTTAAAACAGCTGCACCGATTGGAGCAAAGGCAATGCCTAAATTAATTATTAAATCCCATAGATTGCCTAATAATGCTAATACAGCTGGCGTAGATTCCTGGATAAAGTTTAAAAATTGTTGGAATTGCTGATTTTCTCCTAGTGTTTCAGCCCACGCTCTAAAGCTCTCCATCATCCCTGCAAGACTTGTCATGAAGCTACCACCCATGTCAGCAAAGGCTGCGAAGAATGCTACAATTCCCATCGTTAAATCTGCAAAAATAGATGAAATAACAGGCATGTATGTCTGAACATAATCTATGAACGTCTTAAAACTTTCAGATTCACTTAAACCATCTGCCCAGGATGCAAAGGATTGCATCATTCCATTGAAGTTTTTAGACCATGCTTCAGCTGCAGGTGCAAGAGCAGCAATTAAACTACCAAGCCCAGCTATCAGATGACCGATACCTGCAACTATATTTTCGAAGATCGATGCACCATATTTATTGAACGTATCGAAAATCTTTTGAATCGGTTGACTGTTGATAGATTTATCAAAAGCTTGCATCATTTTAGCTGCACTTTGTGCCACAGATTCAATCATCGGTGATAACGATTTAAGTATCTTTTGAGCACCTTGCATAGCTGATGTGAAGCCTTGTAAAATAGGTTTTTCAGTTGCTTTGACTATATCATCATAGGTATCTTTAAAAGCGTCCCATGAAGCTTTAGCTCGCTGTTGTTCAGCGTTTAATTTTGCAGTTTCATCAAAAAGGTCTTTAATAGTAGGAATGGCTACTGCAGCTAATCCTACAAAACCTAACGCTGCTATCCCTAGCGCACTAGCCATAATTAACAGTTGACCAGCTAACACGCCAATCATGACACCCAACGAGCCAATCAGACCAACAAGCACTGATAAAAATTGTGATAGTGCTGGCACTAAGGATAATAAAGCTCCGCCTATCATTTGTTGCCCTGCCTCTGCAAATGCTCGAACAGTAGTAGCGTAGGATTCCATAGCATTTGTATAGTCAGCCCAAATTTTTATAATGATATTTCTACGATCTAATTTATTCGCCTGTTGGTTGACTATTGCAGCACCAGTCATGAAATTGCTGATATCTGCCCTAATATCTACTGTTACATCTCGTATAGTAGTAAGCAAAGCTTCGATTGTTGCTAAATCAGCTACAGCTCCGTTGCTGTGCATATTTAAATCAACATCAACTTCGACTGATTGTCTGCTTAAAGCTTCTAACTCAGCTTGAATCATTAGGATTTGTGAATAAAACACATCCATATCAAGTGTTACTTTAATTTTAATAGACTCACCGTCTAAATCTTGCGCTAGTGCTCTGACTTGCAAGATGTCACGCATAAAGTCAGTGAGCATCGCTTCAATCTCAACAGTCGCTTCAGTTGCATCTAATTTTTGTAATTGTGCTTGTACTTGCTGCACTTTCTGCATAAACTCATTGATTGACGCATTGATTTCTACAGATACACCCGTAGCTAGTTCATGCATTTGCCTATCTACCTCGGCCATTTTACGTTTAAACCTCTGTATATCTGCATCAACTTCTGCTTTAAAGCGCTCAACAGGCATATACTCACCACCTTTATGATTTCTTCTCTGCTGGCTGCCAATTAAATGTTTTTAATTCTTCGCGCATTTGATTGTAATTCGTGAAATCTAGTTCAATTTGTTTCGTATTATTAGTACCTAAAAGTATTTCTTTACGAGCTTTTTCTGCATCGAAATATTTCTTAGGAGGTGGCTCTTTTCGAGATCTTTTTTGCTTAGAAACAATGCCAGCTATCCAAGCACTCTGTACTTGACGTTCAAATTGATCGATATTCGCCAACTGTGAACCTTGTAAGAAATTTCGGTACTCCCTAGGTGTCCATGAGTAAATCAATTTAATATCATAGACACCTAAAAACCTAGCGCAATTTCTTTCTACATCGTCATACGTTAAGCCTTCGTTTTTTCCTCGAATAGTTCTTGACCAGTGATCTCCTTGTAGCCCTCGGCTAGTCGTTTCGTCATCATGTCTGCTCTCTGAGACTCTTCCTCGTCTTTGTGTTTCATTTCTTTTACGAGCAGCATATTCTTCTTGAATTTCGCAAACTCGTTTCGAGAAAAAGCTGATTCATCAATAGCGTTAAACACTTCTGTAAATAGCGCTGTTGCATCACCTTCTTCATCCATCCGTTGGTCAATAGCTGTTAAAATTTCATCTTGAGTTGGTGGTTTTTTTGTTGTTAACTTAATAGCCGATTCCCATAGATATAAAAGTCCTTCGACATCTTGTTCAATAAGTAACGGTAGTAATTTTGAAAAACCACCTGAAACCTTTTCCTTTTGCGAAACCTTCTCTTCGGATTGTGAATCTGGGATTACTTTGTTTAGCACTTTATCCAGCATAATTGAACACTTTAATTCGTACGTTTCGTCTTTAATTGTTAATTCAGGCATTTTTATTCCTTCTTTCGTTTAGTTTTGGTCATAAGAAAAAGACGAACCTAAGTCCGTCTTTAATTAAGCAACTTCTACTGCTACCGTATCAGTAATTGTAGAGTTATCTTTAGATGTCACTGTAATTGTTGCAGTACCAGCTGCTACAGCTGTAACTAAACCGTTAGGTGATACAGTAGCAACAGAGGCGTTAGATGAAGTGTATACCACACTTTGGTTTGAAGCATCCACTGGTGTGATCTCTACGCTTAATTGCTGTTTATCTGTAGGTGTTAAAGAGAGTGTTTCAGGTGTTACTGTAATTCCTGTCACCTTTGTACTGTTGACGATGTTTTTGGAATCGCCAGTAGTGTCACCTGGCTTCTGGAATCCATATTTCGCAAAGTTAATAAGCCCTGGTGGTAAATCCATAAAGGCACCTTCTGCCGATTCAATTTGTATCGTCATAGATGCAGATAACTCTTCTAACCCTTCAACTGGACTAGTAGTTTCAAATGAATCAACTACAGCATAAGCAAATTTTGCATCATGTGTACCCTCATCATTTTTCTCTGTGTCTACTTCCCAAACCTTTAACTCTTTACCATCCTTAATTGCACGGTAGATGGCTTTTTGTCCTGCATCACCCTTACGGCCATACATGGATAGTTCCATATTTTCTGTTAACGCACCGATTGCTGAGATAGAGCCCATCTTTGTTGCTTCAGTAGAATTGTCACGCTCTAAACTGTGCGTATAATCTGTCTGGAAGCCTGGTACTAATCCATCAGCACCTAAAACATTGTCGGTAGGTTGTACCAAAATAATTTTTACCATTGTAGATCCTCCTACTTTGTTTTTAATAGTTTGTATTTATAAGTGATCACGCCATGCTTTTGTACATTGTCAATGTCATCAAAGACACGTGGCTCTCTTGGTGTCACTTGCATAATTTCATAAGAAGGCAATTCAATTCTGTACTTTAGAGCCTCATGAACAGCATTTAAGATTTCATAAACTTTTGCATTGCCATACTCGCCACTTGTTTCTTGATTGTGATATACATGTATGGCTATCGTTTCTTCAGCAATATCCTCAATCCTCACTTCCTGGTCTATATTCAATAACGGTTCACCAAGATAAACATAAGGAAATGGTGTATCTTCAGTCACATGATCATAGACACCTGTGACAAAATTTAAAAGCGATGCATCATTGGCTAACCTTTGATACACCGCAGTTTGCAATTCTAAAAATGGTAGTGCCATATTGTCACTTCCCTAGCTTTCTAAATTCTTTAATAAAATAATCTGCTGCTTCATCTACAGCCTGTTCCCAGAAGAACTGAGCTCGTTGTCCATGAGTCAGTACGAAACGGCCCCAGCGTGTATTGAAGTACACCCAAGGGATTTTCTTTGCTCTACTTCCTCCTGGTCCTTGTGCGTAGATTCCTGTTCCGTAGTTTACGTAGATTGCGTAAAAGGCTCCAATTTCTAGTTTTGCACCATACCCATCGGCATCGAATGTTACACTGATAGAATCTGTCATCTCGCCTGTTTCATGAGGCATTCTAGCTTTCAACTCTTTTTCTAATAACAGAGTTGTGTTTCTAATAATGCGTTTTATTTCTTCAATGATGTCGTCTTGCCACTTTTTAAGAGCTCGTTCTACACGTTTGTTTCCTCGCTTTGTGATACCCATTATTGCACCTTCTTTAACGGCAAACGCATTTTTTCATGCATGCCACCTTGGTCCTCTGCATCACCTGCAGCTGTGTACTCGACACCTTCAAACTCAATTCTTGCTGTTAGTGGAATTGAATCTTCATAAGGATAGTAAATGTCTCGATGGAATGACTCTACAAGTTGCTTCATTTCTACTTTTCTCGATGTTGAAGGGGTATCCATGAAGCAGTCTAGTTCTCCGATTTCAACCCATTTTACAGTAGTACCTCCTGAACCATTAGATACAGACTGTTTTTCTTTTATTTTCACAGTATGAGGGAACTCATCCATAGGGTCGAAAAACATGGAATCTCGCCTTTCTATACCGTTTTAATAAATCCGTAATAGCTACAGGCATATCATTAAAATCAAATGAGTAAGAAACAGATCCCATTTTTCGTGACTTTAATCCACTGGCACCGCTGAAAAATGGTACTGCTTTAGCCAAAAATAATTTGACATTTGGTGGCATGTTTTCAGGTGTGAAACATGTATTATAATCCTCATTCACTTTATCAAGCAACACCGGTAACATAGCTTTGTAGTAATCAACATTTGGCTTTTTAACTTGGCCTAATGTTGCATAATATTTCACACCATCATCAGTGACATCCCACATAACTATTCACCATCTTTCGTGCCTGCAACTTTAGTTGTCCTTGAAGTCTTTTTAAGTTCTTCTACAGCACCTGCAAGACCTTTTTCTTTTAATTCCTCAAGTAAATCATTGTCAACGTTCACAAGCTCACCTGTTTTATAGGGTTTACCATGAACTTTTGCATTTTTTAATAACTTTACTGAGTAATTCATCAATACCTCTCCTTTCTGAGAAATATAAAAAAGCGACTAATGATCAAGTCGCTTGATTATAAAACAGTTGCAATAAACACTTTATCTGCAACAGGGAATGATGGTAGTACGATTTCAGAAACAATCGTTTGAACATTCACTGGATGCTCTTGTTTTACAGTTGTGATAGCTACTCCAGTATTCACGATTTCAACATTAGCTTTTGTAGCACCTGTCATTAAATCTGATTCTTCCGGTGTAGTGCCATACACTGTATTGCCTAGCGTTCCTGTTGGTGGAATTAATGTGAACACACCATCTGGAACAAATTTTTGTTCAGAGCCAGTTTCATCGATAAACGTTTCATCATAAATTGCAACACTTAGTTTTAACTTGCGCTGTAAATAATTTTTAACATCATCGTTTGTTAAGATGATGCTTGTAGCTCCTAATGGATTAAGGTCTTTTCGAATAGACTCATGAGCAGCTAAATGTGCAAACGTTGCACTATTCACAATAGCACGTGCTCCATTTGCTAGTTTTACAGCTTGCATCCAACGCATGATATCCTGAATTGGAGTTGAGTTAGGATCTGACCATACGTCTGTTCCTGTTAGCACTTCAAATTGTGATGGATCAAATTCATAATCATAATCGTATTGAGCACCTTCAGCACCGCTGTCAATAGAAATTTTGCCTGTTGTTAGCAGTTGCATACGCATACGTTCAGCAGTAGCATTTGCCCCATCAACAAGTGCTTTCTGGTCGTCATACACATGCTTTAACACTGCCTCAGCCAATTGAGTTTGACCACCAGCTAATAGAGTGTTGACTTGTTGACGTTCCTTCTCCTTCACATTCATTTGTTCTCGGAAGAAAGGCATTTCTGTTTCGATTTTTTGAACGCCAATACGTGGACGAACAGGTGCGTTAGCATCGAACGCTGCTGCTTTTAAAACTACTGGTGCACCATGACGGCCCTTTAAATAAGATAATTCTAGTCCTAGTTGTTTATCATTCGGAAACAAAGACGCTCCTAAATAAACCTTTTGATCGGAATTTTCAATGTAATCCTTAGTATTTTTCGCTGTTACTAAATCAAAAATAGTTGGCATACTTTAAACCTCCATTATTTTAAGAATGTAATTTGTTTTAACGCTGTAATAGCAGCTGCATCAGGTGCCTCTAGTAATCGGTTTAAATCAACAAAACCGTGAATAACTGCTGCTCCGTTAGCTGGCCCAAACGTTACATCTACGTCATAACGTAGAACTCCTTCAGCTGAAGCGCTATTTGCTTTCGTTGCCTTAACACTTCGATTATTTAGAAACCCACCACCAACAATCGTACCTGCAGGAACAATTTTCTTTCCTTCTGCATTCGCTGTAACGCCTGTGTCATCTACATACACTGATACAGATACATGATGTTCAGGAAATTTTAAAATTTCAGTAGGTGTTGTGTATTCTGTCTTTTTAAATTTCATAATTGCTTATCCTCCTTATCCAAAGAACGCTTTTTGTTGTTCTTCAGCATTTTTATTCTGATTTTGTTGTGCTACACGTGCACCAGTTGATAAATCTGCGCCTCCACCTGATCCACCACCAGGATTACGGTTAGCACCTTTAAGCTTTTCTTCTACTTGGGCTTGTACAATGGCATCAAGGTCCGTTTTAAAATTATCCAGCGTGGTATTTGTAACTGTTTCATCTTCACCAAGTAATTTGTCAATCCACTTTGTTGCAAACTTTGCATCATACCCTTTGTCAGTTGCATAAGTAAGAGCTGCTTCTTTTAATGCTGCTCGTTGTTCTGATTTTTCTTTTTGATCAAGACGTTCTTTCAATTCACGAATAGTCTTTTGCTCAGGCGTCTCTTGTGGATTGCGCTTTGAAACTTCCTCATCAATTAATCCTTGTAGATGATTAGTTTTCCAAGTTTCTAAAGCTATGTTGTGATGCTTGTCTTTCTCTGAATCTAGTTCACTTTTTACTAAAGCATTGCGTGATGCTGCCGCAACTACGTCACCTTTTTCCAAACTCTCAAAGATATGTTTTTCAAAAGCCGACTTATCACCAGCTTCAACCAATGTTTTTAATGTCTCAAAATTTACTTGCATGATATCCTCCTGTCCTTCGCACGCTCTCGCCCGCGAAACACTTAGTCATTTGTTCTTTAATGTCTTCAAATGCTTAAAAAAGACAATATGTTTATTTAAAGCTACCTGGCTTTTTAAAAATTGGATTCTTGAATGTTTCCAATGTATCTTTATCCACTTGTAAAAAGTGGCTTAGGTTTTCAGCATTAAAAGATGCAACCAACACCTTATTGTTATAGAAATCAACAAAATTTTCGTATCTCAATACATCTGATATATTTTCTACTGGAACACTAACATCAGTTTTTAGACATACTAGATAATCCTTCATAATCACACCCTCTTTCGTCTTGGTCGCATAAACGTTTTTACATGCCAACGAGAGTCGGCTATTGGCCGTTTAGGTAACTCTGTAATGACCTGTTCCTGCTCTGTAAACATCTCTTGGTTAATTAACTCGCTAGGTAGGATCAATTTGCGTCTAACCTTGATTGCTTTGTAGATTGTTAGAGCTATAGCTAGAAAGGAAAAGATCATAATTAAAATTCCGATGAATTCAAGCATCATTTTCACCACCTTTTAGGCAAAAATAAAAAGCCGTATTTCTACGCCTTTGTGATTTCGTTATAAAGTTGTTGTACAGCCTCATGTAGGGTATCTTCAAATACTTCTTCAGCTGCTGCCTCTCCACCATTTTCTTCAATTAATTTTAGAAGCTCATATTATAATAAGGCTCCTTCACTAGATTTTAACTTTGGCTTAACACCAGCTGCATCCATCCCACCTAAAACAGTTGTTAATAATAATAATATGATCTTTTGGGTTTTATTCATATCTATACCACCTCTCCTTATTTCTCAAGCAAATCCTCTCGCTCGATATGAAGAATTATATGCAGGATTTTATACACAGTTAATCAATATCTCTATCCGATTACTATTTGTAAGTGTACGTAAATAAAGGTTTTGTGACGCATGTATAAAAAATTGCATATACTTAATTTCGATACTCATTACAAACGCTGTTATATCAACAATTCAAAGAATAGTAAGTTTACATAATTAATTATTATCGGAAGTTATTTGTGAATATTTATTCATCAATATCAACGCCTAAAATTTCAAATCATTTTGTTTGAGCACTTGATATAAAACGATGGATAGTCTATTCACCATACCTTCATCCTGCTCTTGGTCTTGGTATCCTGCCTCATTAAAAATGGCATGGACTAGTTCGTGAACGAAGACCTGTTCTTTCTTATGTTGACACATTGATGAATCAATTGTTATAGCAGCCTCTGGATATACTACTTCTCCCATTAGGTTGTGCTTTTTCATCATGTCATCTTGATACACAACTACATAATCAATACCAGCGACATTTACTTGTAGTGGGATTGGCATTTTATATCATCCTTTCTCCATATCTTTAAGTGCTTTATAAATGATTGTTGTAGTTTGTTTCTTGGTATAAATAGCGTTACTGAATATCATTTGAAGTACTGATAATACTGAAAATGCAATACAGATAAGAAAAACATACAATCCTTCCTTAAGCCCAAAAATAGCAAATATTAAGATATATAATATTACTTGTAGAAATGAAACAATGAATTTACTCATGATACATCTCCTTTCTCGCCGTATTGTTCTAGCCAATCTTCAAACGTAATGTAAGGCACAGTTCGTTTTGGTGGCTTTATCTCATCTTGAGCTTGTTTCAATGCCTGAAGATATGTTTTGTCTGGCAACAGTTCATCAATACGCTCAGCAAGCTTTATTTGATATTCTGGATCTTGATAATCATGAATACGACTGAACTTTGGATTTCGTCCACCGAACAGAAGGATTATTTTGCAACGACAACCATAATTCATCGAAGGATCTTTCCATAGCTTTGGGCGCTTTGCTCTATCACCAGCATAATGGAAGTAACCTTCTTCATCTGCAAATTGGCTATCTAGAATTCGATGTGCATGTCTCACCTGCATATCTCTCATTGAGATCCACATCTTTTCAACACCGTCTACCTTGTCTTTGAGAGCATCATATACTATTTCTTGTACATAGTTAATTGTGCTGTTAAACATCTCCTGCAGCCGTTTAATTCCGTTGTTTCTGGCTGATTGAGTACGCTTTTTAGCTTGCTTAGCAGTGGCCGTAAAATCCTCTTCTGCTTTCAAGTTATCTTGAGTATCCATAAAAATGCTATATACATAATCATCTTTGTGCTTTTTAAATCTGAGCAAAGTTTCATACTCTGACTCTTTTAAAAACTCTCTAAGTAACCTTTTACGATTTCTCAATAACCAGTAGATGATAGTAACTGCAGCGCTTGTACCAGCTGCTGCACTTGTGATAGTCAGTAACTTACCTTCCTCGTTGCTAAAGTACATATAGACCAGATAGGTGTAAAGTAAATAAGTCATATCAAACGTCTCTTCTTGCATCTTTAAGGCTTCTTCTAACAGCTTCTGATACTCTGCTGTAGATATGCCATCAAATTGCTTTACCAAAGCCTGTAATCGGCTGTATTTACGATATTCTGATAGGTTGTTTCCATACTTCTCATAAGCTTCTTGTAGGCTTTCAATCATTTTGCTTTGCAAACGAGAGTAATGCTTATCAAACGATTTCTCGTATTCTTCGAATGTCTTTTGCAAACGTTCAAAGATTTCTAGTTGGTCCATGCAATCACCACCTATTCATCTTTATCTGAATCATCAACATCCTTACACTTCAAGCTTTCTAACTCTCCCTGAAATTCTGCTTTTTCCTGTTTCATGGCCTCTAATTCAGCCTCTACATCATCAATTTGACTGAATAACGACAAGCGTGTACGCTCTGATACCCTGCCTTGTAGTATCGACTGTATCTCTGCCTCTTCCTTCAGGTTTGATGGTAGGTTACGTTTGAAGCCAAACCAAATTTTGAGATAGTCATCAGGGCTACAAATATTCAGTAATGACCATCCAGCACAAAGTAATTTAAACTGATAGGTCAAAGCACTACGGAAACGTTGCTCTGCTAAGATTGTTTTAAATTCTAGTGCAAAGATTTTGAAGCGCATTGCAATGCCACTGATATTCCCAGCAAAAGCCTCATCGTTGAAATTCACACTCTTTGCAAAACGGGTGATATTTTCATCAAGACGATCTAGTAAATGCTCAATCATCGAATCATTTACATCTTTCGTCAGGTACTTCACATCAGAATCACTACCCCACAGCTCAAGTGCACCTGATTTATTGAGCTGTTGTATGTCCTCGTCGTCCATACCAATATTACGCAAGATGAGAATAGCCAAACGAGTAGCTTCTACTTCGCTGTTTGCATCACTCATTGTACGGTCATAGGCATCTACTAGGGCTAGTATTTTAGATGCTTCACCTTGCAGGGCATCATTGTTCTCCACACCAAACAGTGGAGGGTTCAATAGGTAGTGAGGTATTACATCTACTAACTCAAAACCACTTGATCCACTCTCGAAAAACCAGGTATTCTCCTTATCATGAAACTCTGCTACCTGCACTTTCATTTTGGTTCCATCAGCTTTTATACGTGTTGTTGAGTAATACTGGATAGAGTAAGAAGGTTCATGCATGTTTTCGTGATACAAGAATATACACTCAGCTGGGTTAACATTTGATACTCGTAGCACCTGTTTACCGTTGTCTTCTGACCAGTAAACTAACCTAGCACCATAGCCAGCGATAGATGTCTGTATGCCTGTTGACGTGTCTTTTGCAGACATGTTCTCACGTATCCGCATTTCATCAATAGTAGCTGTAAGTACTTTAAAGTTTAGTGACTCTTTTTCTACTACATAATTAATCGGATGCCCAAGGAAATACCCAACTTTCGTGTCAACCACATCTGCGTCAAAGGCATTGTTTAGCTTATTGTTAATAAGCTGGTCAATACGTTTCATATTTTCACTAAATATTGGAAGTTCTATGATCGGACGCTTCATAATAGGTACATCTGTTGTGTCATACCTTTTCTGCAACATCTCTACTTCACGCCTAATTGGCTTATGCTCGTTGATTATTTGAGCAAGAATAGTTTCGTTGATACCATGGTCATCTAAATACGGTATGTACGCTTTAAAAGCATCCATCTGTTGACGAATCGTTAATTTCTCATCCATGTTTTCACCTACTTTCTTTTAGCATTAGCTCCTTTTACATTAGCTACTTCATAATCATCAAGTCCGTACCACATTGCTGAAAATGTGTGCGGATCGATATTAAATTCATCTTCAATAATTTCATCTGTTTTAGGATCTTTTTTGAAGGTAAGTTCTTTCAATTCTCGAATCGTGTTCACGCATGCATCTGAGCAAATGATACGCTTGAATCGTTTCATCTTTCGCGTGTTATCAATTCTTCTTAATTTTTTACATGAAAGCATTCTAAAACCTCTTTGTTGATAATATGCAATGGCTTTCGCATCCTCGTTATCAGCTTTAATCAAAACTTTCTTTAACCCTTCTGCTGCTAACTCATCCGCCACAATATCATCAGTTAATCCACGCTTATAGTACTCCCAGTAGATGTATAGCCATTTGTTTTCATGGTCCACTACCATTCTCAAAATGGCATTGTAAGAATCAACAAATCCAAAATCCATGCCATTCTTATATAGAGGCTTTCTAATGCGTGCTATTTCATTCATCACTTGGTCATGCGGCTTGGTTTCGAACTGAGGAAGTACTAACACTCCATTAACTCCAAAACGTCCTTTACGAGCAATTCTGTGAAGGTCTGGGTCATACGAAGCCATCTCATCGAGTTGTTCAATGTAGCTCGCTGGTAAAAACAAATTATCATCAGCAGTTGAGTGGTGATAATACGTATTATTTACTATGATTGTCCGAAGCTTATATAATTCCTCGTCATCTAAGACAAAGTAGTCTTCCAGCTCGTTCTTAAAGAAATGCTTGTACACCCAATTCCCTTTTGATACTGGATTGGTAGAGAGAATAATAAACAGGTCCAGTGTTGGGTGCCGTAAGCGCCCTAGCAACTCTTTAAAACCTGCATATTTAATCTCACTACATTCTTCGAGCCAGATTAGAGAAATGTTGTTGATGGATTTCAACTTCTCTGGTTTATCCATGCCTCGGAAGATAATCTTAGAACCATTCGGGAACTTCACTGTCATTGGTGACGAACTTGTCTTTATCTTGCCCGATAACCCTAAGTCCTCAATAATTTCTGTAAACAAAGAAAACGTACTGTCTCTATGCGTATCGTAAACTTCACGAACGACAAGAGCTGTACGTTTTTCTTCAAGTAATTTTAATAATATTTTCAGTGCCACATGATAGGATTTCGAAGAACCATACCCACCAACAAGGAGTTGAGTTTTACAACGCCAGTCGAATAGGAAATCTTCAAAATGTGGATTCACTTCTTTAATAGCAGATGCCATTTACTCAACCCCTTTCATTAACACGCATAAAAAACACGCATATTTTTTCACTTTTATATAGACACGCGCTATTCATGCGTGTTATAATTGGTATAGAAAGGAGGTAAGGTAATGGGTAAGCAAGTGACCGTAAGAGAAGTTCTTCAAAAGTTAAAGAAGAACGGATTCATAAAATCCCCCACACATAAGGGTGGAGGAAGTCATCAAAGGTACATACACCAAGATGACCCAACTCGTTTCGCTGACATAAGTTATAAACGAGATGGTGAAGTTATCAAACGTGGTACTCTAAAGAGTATCGAGCAGACTTCAGGGGTTAAGTTCTAACCCCTCTCTGCTTTGCCTAATCCTTACCTCCATAGATCATTATTTAATTCAAATTTAAAAAGAAGAGGTGTTTACTTTGAGATATCCAAATCATTTTATCTATCCAGTTGTTGCTGAAGTAGCTGAAAGTAATTACTCGTTTTACTTCCCTGATTTTCCTGGGACAGCAATAACTGCTGAAGATATTTCAACAGGTATTAAAGAAGCAAAAGAGATGTTGGCATTCCGAATTCTAGAATTAGAAGAGAAGGATTCACCAATTCCTGCCCCTTCAGCTCCTGACAAGATTGAGTTATTCGACACTACTGATCGAATTATATTCGTTGATGTTTATATGCCGCCTTATCGGAATGAGGCAGCTAGTAAAGCTGTTACAAAAAATTGTACTCTTCCACGATGGCTTAGAGATGCAGCTGAAGATGCTGGACTTAACTTCTCTCAAATTCTACAAGCTTCTCTCAAAGATGCTCTAGGGTTAGAACAAAACGACAAAAAAGCAGCCAATTAAGGTTGCTTTTTTTATGCAGAAGTTGAATATCACATTCGTTTTTAGTTAACATAATTGCACTTTTAGGAAGTTGATACTTTTACAAACCATTGATGTATCAACGCTTTTATAACTTCACTTTTTATTGATTATGCATTATTTTATACATTGTTGATTTAACAGGCTTTTAGCCAATTGCTCAATTTTATTTCCCAACATTTCTTGCATAAACTATTCTCGCTTTTTACCAACAATTTTAATTTCAATCGGCCCATTTTGTTCATCAGAACCAAGCTTATCAATCTCCACTTTCGTTTTATCAATTGCAAGTTGCATCTGTTCAAGTTTTAATCGTCTTTCGTCAGCTTCATCGGCCAACTTTATGAAATGGTTGATTGAAGTACGCAACTCACTGATAGCTCTTGATTGAGCTGTTAAGAGCTGTGCTTGACGTTCCCAAGCAAACTGGAACTCATACTCAACTTCTTGAGATGGATTTTTACCACCTTGCATCTTCTCTCGCTTCAACTCTTTTATCATTTCGTCTTTTGATTCAACATGCATAATCTTCTGCGCTCGTAAGATTGCAGCATATTGAATTGTGATTTGATCCCACATTAAGTCAGCAGCAGACTTAGCGTTCATTGCTTCGATGATTTCCTGCGTTTCGTCAGGTAGAAACTTTGCGAACAGGCCGTGATCTAGTTTAGGGTTGTTCCGACTGGTAAACTGATTCTTCGGGTTGAGGTTGCCAGAACGTTTTCTCGGACCTTTAGATGTAGCATCTTTTTTGGATGGTTGCATCTTTTTCTTCTCGGATGCATCTTTTTTAGTTGCAACCTTCTTCCAACCTTCTCGGCTCTTACGGCTTTTCAGTGTACCCTCTTTTACACCGTGCTTTTCTGCTAGCTCAATTAATGTGATTCTAGATGTTTCCCACTCTTTTCGTATAACGTCCCAATTTGTCATGTCATATACAACTCACTTCCGTTCCTGATTAGGATTTTTATGTAGTAGTTCTATACTCAGTTGTGAATGTTGTCTCGGTACGTCTACTCGGTGTCAGCCTTTTAGCTAATCAACATTCACAACTCAATACAAAAAACCACCCACGCTTATGCGTGAATGGCTTATGTGTAGGGCTTTCATCATTTTGTCGATACTATACCCCTTCACTATATAGGTTGGCTCGTACGGGGTTCGTATGGGTATTACGCCTCTAGCTGAATATTTGCAGCAATATTCTTGATTTTCTTTTCTGCTTTATCTAAGTGTTCTTGTACAGTACTTTTAGCAATTCCTAATTCATCTGCTATCTCCTGCATACTTCTCATGTGCGCCGTATGAAGTAAATAACAAGTTAGTTGTCGTTCGGTTAGATGTTGAATCACCTGCATTACTGCTCGTTTACGACTTTCACTTATATTTCTGTCATATGAAGGCGTTATGTCAAGACAAGGAAATACATCTAAGTTTAATAATGCTCTTCGGGAATAAGCTGACTTTGATTCTACAGCTCTACTGTACGCATCTGGTTGTTCACCTGTTTTCATCCACCTGATCGCATAATCCATGTCGGTAATAATTTGATTGGCTATTTCAACTTTCATAGGATCTACCATCTTCGACTTGTCACGTTCCATTGATTTTTTGGCTTTTTTGTATTCTAAAATTAAATCAATCAATGCCAAGCACCTCGCTCATGCGTGCTTTCACAGCTTCCATCAAGGCTTCCTGTTGTTGCTCTTTACCTTGCAGAACGGACATTACACGCTCGTCTATGCTGTCTTTTAACACCAGATGATGCACTACCACAGTTTCTTTTTGTCCTTGACGGTGAAGCCTTGCATTGGCTTGCATATACAGTTCTAAGCTCCAATTCAACCCATACCAAACAATGGTATGTCCACCATCTTGCATGTTTAAACCATGCCCTGCACTTGCTGGATGTGCTAGAAGGATTTCTATTTCACCGTTGTTCCACTTTTCAATCGTGCTTGAATCATCTAACTCCCTAGCTTGCTTGAATTTCTTTTTAATCCGTTCCACATCATGCTTGTAATTATAAAACACCAAGATGGGCTTTCCTTGCGATGCCTCTACAATTTCCTCTAAGGCATCTAATTTCACGTTATGAATGATTTGCACACCATCTTTATCGTTGTAGGCTGCACCACTAGAAAGCTGTAAAAGCTTATTACTTAGTACAGCTGCAGTTGTAGCCACAATGTCACCATCAGAGAATTCCAATAACGAGTCTTTTTCAAGCTTGTTATACAGTTCTCGCTCTTTTGGAGAAAGTTTTAACTCAACAATGTTCATGATTGGATCATGAAGGTCTTTTAAGTAATCCTTTGCTTTCATGGACAGACAGATGTCATCAATCTTGCCATAGATTTGTTGTTCGGCACCTTCTTGCAATTCGATGTGATACACACGATACGGATCCTGCTTAAAATACTTACTTTTGTATTTAGTAAACGTCTTTTCTAGCCGTTCACCCATGTCAATCAAGTAAATTTGGGACCACAGGTCGATTAAACTGTTAGGTGCTGGTGTTCCAGTTAATCCTACAACTCTTTTCGTTCTAGTTCTTACCTTTCGTAAGGCACGGAATCGCTTAGAGCTTGGATTTTTAAAACTTGATAACTCATCAATGACAATCATGTCAAACGGCCATGTTTTACCGTTTTCGTAGTAAGAAACAAGCCATTCCACATTTTCACGATTGATCACATATATGTCTGCCTGTTTTTGAAGGGCTTTTCTTCTTTGCTGTTCTGTACCAAGAACCTTGCTTATTTTTAAATGTCTTAGGTGTTCCCATTTTGCAACTTCACGTGACCAGGTATCTTCTGCAACACGTTTCGGGGCAATCACTAACACCTTCTCAACATCAAAGTAATCATTTTTTAATTCATCAACAGCTGTAAGTGTTGAAACAGTTTTCCCCAAGCCCATATCTAGTAATAATGCATAAGCTGGGTTTTCAATAATCTTCTCAATTGCAACCTTCTGGTATGCATGGGGTATAAACTTTGTCATAGTTCTTCCCTCAATTCTGCAATCAGTTTATCAACCTCTGGTTTCGTTGTCAAAACATACGTTCGGCATTGAAGACTTTTTAAAACGGTCTGCATACGCACTTGAAGTGCTGACAGCCGTCCTTTGTTTCCATTCTTCAATTCTGCAAAGATGACTTTTCCTCTTGGTAAGATTAAAAGGCGATCTGGCACACCTTTATTTCCCGGGCTCACAAATTTAAGACATTGCCCTCCGAGTTTTTCAATTTCACGTTTCAAATAATTTTCAATCTGCGATTCTCTCATGTCTAATTTCTACCTCCAAGTTAAACGGTAAACAAGGGCAACAATCTCACATACGCGTATAGAGTACTATTGATTTAGGCGTATTAGGTATAATTTATATATGTTATATATACCTAATATATAAAATACATCTCAATAGATATTAATTGTTTACTTCGTTTACCTTTATATATAAAAGCAGTAACCGCAAGGGTTTAGGCTATCAAGAAACGGCAACAAACACTGTTTACCCTTGTTGTCTTTGTTTACCCACTTTAACGATTTAAAGCATTAACATTTGTTGCCGTTTTTCGACTTTGTTGCCGTTCTTTTTAGACTTTGTTTACCCTGTATTTTGGTAAATCTGCTATTTTTCAACACGTACAAATGCACGCTGTGTGCCGTATTCTGCACCAAATTTAAGTGTAGATTTGTGAGGTTTCCAACCTGGTAAAGTAGCCAAGATTGAATTTATTTCCCGAGATTCATGCATCGGAAACGACCCTCTATCCTTCCCTAAACACTCGCACCAAATTTCTAATGCACACACTTTTTCTCGTAATCGAACACCTGATTTTTGCGCTGCAAGGGCTTCATTTTCTTCTAAAAGTTCCTCTTCTTCCTCTGTAAAATCGTCAGAAAAATCATGATCTCTCATAGCTAACTTGCGGTCATTTATCGATTTTTTATACCAATCTGTTGTAATTGGTTTTTCTAAGAAGCTAAGAATCTGTCCTGCGTATGTCGATTCTACTGTATGGGCTAACTGCATATTAAGTGCCTCGGCCGCCATCGCCTCGTCCAAGTATAAAGGCGAACCACTTTTATACAGATGAACTGCTTCGGCCCAAATTTGGTCAATCTCTAGACGACCTTTTTCACTATCAAGCTCTTTCCATTTTCGTTTACTATTCGGTTGCACTTCTACAGGTAGAAACCGACGGTTTCCAGTACGATCTCGTAAAAATTCATGTTCATTTGTTGTACCAATAAAGATGCATTGACGTGGAAATTCTTCAGGTCGTTTACCGTATGCAACACGGTACCTGTCCACTTGTTTAGACAAGAATTGTTTAATGGTTTCAACTTCACTTTTCTTTGTTGCAGCCAGCTCACCCATCTCCATAATCCATACACCATGCAAGCTTTCATAAGCTTCTTTACCATGAATCGAAGTTAAGCTATCACTGAACCATTTACCGCCAAGCATGTTAAACAGCATGGATTTACCAAGCCCTTGTGGTCCCACCAGTGTTAACATAAAGTCATATTTGCAACCTGGTTCAAAGATGCGTGCAACTGCTGCAACCAATGTCATTCGTGTAACAGTACGTACATACTCCGTATCAGCAGCACCCAAAAAGTCAATCAGCAACGTATCAACACGGTTTACTCCGTCCCACTCTAAAGCCCCTAAGTAATCGCGCACAGGATGGAACGTATTCGCACGTTGCACCCCACCTAATGCATCCGCAATCTTCGAGTTGCCTGTAATGGACCACACCATATCTAAATAGTTGCGTAGGTCCTCATCATCACCGTTTGTCCAACCTATAGATTTTTCTCTCTTACGCCAAGGTAAGTCTCTTAGAATTTCGGGTTGTCTACTAAACTCGTTGAAGGCAAAGCATCCTTTTAGATGCGGATCATTCTCCAAAATCAACTTGAGGTTTTTAGCTGTGACTTCAAGCTCACCAGCTTTATTAATATCGAATTTCGCCTTCCACAGCCCATCATCCTGAACCTTTTCCTCGCTGTTAGTTTCTACATCATCCTCAAGGTCAAAGTCCTCTGCTGCGCTTTTAATACGTTCATCTGCGAGCATCATTTTTACTTTATCAAGCGTTCGGACTTTATCGTTCATAGCTTTGGCTGAAGGTAATCTATTAACTGGCGTACCTTCTTTTGCATCCTCATCTAAATCATTAAATAGATGCAACCGGACTAAATCATAAGCGTTTACCAGCTGTTCAGAAACAGGATCGGTACCATGATGGCTGTATGCAAAAACATCATCATAGAGTACGAGCCCACCTGTTGTAGAGCCTCCGTTGAAACTGTAACGGCCATCACCAGCCTCGGAGTACACATCTGATAAAAATGTTTCAATAGCTTCAGTAATGGAGTACGTACGGCAGAAAGCACCAACCATTCCTGGTTTCGTTAATGGGTCGCCTTGCTTGTCAGCCATCTTTTTACGGCTCTCACGTTGCCGAGATGACTCCGGCCATTCAGCTGGATCACGCCAATCGTTGTACATTTTTAATATCTCAGCCGGATCCAACCAAGCTGCATCCTGATAATCGAAGACATACTCACCATCACTAGCCGTAGACGGCCAATACATTAATCGGTGTGGCTGATAGGTTGTATCATCGAAGTAATCAATGCCAAATATATCAGCAAGCTTTTTCGCAACGGCTACATATTCCTCTGCTGATACTGGTCGAGACAAGGGAATAATCAAGCGTATACGTGGCTTTTTAGACGTATGCTTGTGAGTGCTGTAAATGGCACAAGCATTGTCAAAGAACGCTGTTACACCATCCCAGAAGTCCCCTTGAATGAAGTCGGCATCTAAGGTAATCAGCTGACGCCAAGCTACGCTATCTGCCTTTCTTCGACCACCTTTTAAGCTTCCCCCTACAAAGCCCCCTACATCTTTAATAGAGCCTTGCTCGTCCTTTGATAGCTTCATGTACTCTGCAAGTGATTCTTTTGTACGTACAGTTGTAGAAAGCTTTTTTAGGAAGTCACTGTACGACATTTCTGTGTTCTTCCAAGCTGTTGACTTACGTGATGTTGCCGTTGCAATCGTCAGCATGCCATCATGCTGTATTGCAATCACTTTGGGTTTATCTGCTGACTGCTGCATGTGATTCAATCCTTTCTAAATTGTTCCTCTTTGCCCTAATCGCATGATTAATTGACAAAATTTTAAAGTTAATCTATAATCTATTAATACTTTAAGTAAGTATACATCAGTTGTAGGTTCGAGCCCTGCACTCCTCGCCGAGAAAATAAACATTGCTCTGAGTAGCAAGTACTGGATTATTGGTATTTTTATTGCTAATTCTCTATCAATTGCTATGACGAAAACATGGGAATCATTAACTAAAGAAATTCGGGAGTTGATTGTTATGGTAATGTTTACTACTATCACGCTATTAGTCTATGTGGCTTCTGAGGAGTTAGTTTAAAATTGGTAAAACGGTTGATATAAGAAACCAAGACTAATAGCACCTAATTCATCTCTTTCGAGCGATGAATTTTTTTATTTCAGTAACCCATCATAGTGTTCAACTGTCCAAACCGTATTTTTCAGTCAAAATCTGAAT